AACTACCTCCTACAGGGATCAGCAGCGACGATCGCCAAAAGATGGATGGTCATTATAAACCAATGCCTTCCACCTGATGGACACCAGCTATCCTTCATACATGACGAACTAAATTATGAATGTTATAGGCGTGATTGTGAAGAACTAGCTAAATGGCTCGAGCTTGCAGCCAAATTAGCAGGCGAACATTACCACCTAAGATGCCCCATCGCAGCAGAAGCTAAGATTGGACAAACTTGGGCTGACGTACACTAAACCACCATGAACATACTAATAGATGCAGACTTCATAGTATATAAATGCTGTGCAGCCTGTGAAACAGAAATAGACTACGGGGAAGACGTTATATTTGTTACTTCTAACTTTAGTGAAGCTTATAAAGCTGTAACAACGGAGATTGACAAGATAACCTCTCATTTTGGCGGATTTGCAAAGCCAATACTCTTCTTTTCGGACACCAAAAATTTTAGGAAAAAAATTTCCCCAGATTACAAAGGTCATCGAAACAGAAAGAAGCCCTGTGGTTACAAACGTGTAATATCTAACCTAAAGATACAATACAACGTAATAATTATGAGAGAGTTGGAAGCTGATGATGCTATGGGTATCTACGCTACACAACACCCCGGTAATATTATTGTCTCTCCTGACAAAGACATGAGACAGATACCCGGTAAATTATATGACCTCGAAACCACTAAAAACATCACCGCTGAAGAGGGTGCACAGTGGCACTTGATACAGACACTAGCTGGCGATCAGACTGATGGCTACAGTGGAGTACCGGGCATCGGAGTCAAGAGAGCAGAGACACTGTTCAATAAAGAAGGCTACAACTGGTCAACAGTTGTGAAAGCATTTACTGATAAAGGACTGACCGAAGACGATGCCCTTTTGAATGCAAGGCTAGCCAGAATACTTACCATAGATGACTATGATACCAAAGAACAAACACCCAAACTCTGGACGCCCCAAGAAGCCTTTGCTATTAACAATGGAGCAACAGTTCAAGATGAGAGTGATTGAAGATAACTTACGTAAACATTATGATAAGAAGGAGGACGTTGTGACTGTCTTCCTTGCTTTACAAAGACAGAACTTCGCATTAACAAATGCACTCAAAGATTTAATAGAAAACAGTATTATTATTTAAAATGCCAGAACTAATCTCCCGCACTGGACGGGTACAATCTTGGATCGACGATCCTCATTCAAGACTACCTGTATCATGCACGACCTTCGTTGTTGAAGACAGCATGGAAGGTCCCAACGGCATCGAAGCTAGCTGGAGGTTCGCAAGTCATGCACTAAGATTTGGTGCAGGCTGTGCAATCCACCTGTCTAAGCTAAGACCAGCCGGACACGAAAATGACAAAGGACTTGTGGCTACCGGCCCAGTCAGCTTTGGTAAAATATATTCAGCTCTAAATGAAACCTTGAGAAGAGGTGGAGCATACAAAAATGGAGCCATCGTACTCCATCTAGATCTATCACACCCAGATGTGGTAGACTTTATAACAGCAACAAGATCCGAGTTACCTTGGGTCAAGAGATGTGTCGACATCGACGATGAGATGTGGGCATTTGCAGATCAAGATACAAAGGACGCACTTATTTATGGAATCAAATCAGGAGACATCTGGCTCAACAAAATCAAACACGACCCCAATACCGGGGAGCGTATCTATGGGAACGTCTGCCTTGAAGTATACTTGCCCTCACGTGGAACTTGCTTGCTACAGCATGTCAATCTCGGTTCCTGTACACTCGACAACCTACAAGAGGCTTTCGTATCAGGCATGTCCGAGTTGTGCGATCTCCATAGTAGGACAGGCGTTGGAGAATCTGGAGAGTACCTTGCCCCCGAAGTCGACAGACAAGTTGGGCTCGGAGTGCTCGGTCTTGCAAACTTCCTCAGAAGATACAACATCAGCTACGCAGACTTCGGAGAAGCCCTCCGTCTTGTCAACAAAGGATATAGTGCAACCAACGAAGCCGGTATCGCAGCTGTTGCGTTGGACAGAGCGATTTTTGAAGCAGCACAAGTAGCACATAATAATAATATGGTAAGGGCGTTCGCTATTGCACCCACTGCCAGCTGTAGCTATCGCAGTAGAGACCTAGACGGCTTTACATGCACACCCGAGATAGCACCACCAATAGCAAGGATGGTTGACAGAGACTCTGGCGAGTTCGGAGTAGAAAGAGTCAACTATGGTAACGTTGAGATTGCAAGTGAAGTAGGATGGGACGCATACAAGCGTGTAGCAGACGAAATCATGACGATGCTCGATAGGACAGGATTGCTTCATGGCTACAGCTTCAACAGCTGGAGTGATGTAGTTTTATACAGTGAAGCATTTATAGAGGAGTGGCTAGGAAGCCCACAAACCTCTTTGTACTACAGCCTTCAGGTAATGGGAGACGTTCAGGATAAGTCTGATGCTTACGCAGCATTAGCGGACACTGATATCGACAGTTACTTAGATGGTATTATTAATGATAATAAAATCAAATGTGACTGCGAACAATGAACCCCTACATAAAATTACAAAACAGAAAAAGAACATGGACACCAGTCCAACCTACTAAAGGAGTATTGAAAGAAGGTGCTGAAGAAACCATCAAGCGTGCACTCGCAATACGTCATATGGAGCTACCAGTTGGAGAATTTATTTCTCAGGGACTGGAGAAAGAAGTCCCGGAAGCAGCGAGGACACTTCTTGAGTCAAACGTACAAGATGAGATTAAACATGATCTCGCTCTGGGCTTCATTGTTGACGCCCATGGGGCTGATCTCAAGTCTGAGCTCGAAGCTAAGAGGTTAAGAGATGCTTGGATTGCACACCCTGACCACACTATTACCAAAGCTCTCGTTGCAGAGCGAGCTATATTTTTTGTTCTATTGCCTATGTTTCGCTTTCTTGGTGACGCTGCTCTCAGAACAGTATCAGCTGATATATCCAGAGATGAACAAATACACGTGGCAACAAATAGTCTCGTATGTCGTGAGCTTGGTCTTGTTCCTAGCAATTCTTTGGATAAGCTTCGGAAGGCAACTATATCTTGGGTACTACAACCCCTAAAAACTTCACCGGACAAACACCTAGACAAAACATTCTGGCTGGATGCGAGCGACCGGCTGATGTATGAAGGCAAAGCACCACAGTTTGCCGACACAAAAGCAGCTCGCATGCCAGCGTTCTTTGAACATGCAAACACCAACCTCCCTCAATACGCTTAGTTTTCATTCTGAGAAACTCGAGAAGCTTGTCGAGGATTTGGAATCCAAGTTCGCTTGGTATCCTGTCCACCCCAAGGAGGATATAGCCTCCATCATGTATCGCTCCGGACAATGGGAAGTGGTACAATATATAAAATCTATTTTGAACGAATAACATGTGTATTAGTTTTGGTAGGAGATCACCTACCCCAGTATCAACACCAGCACCTATCCAGCCTAGACAGCCAGACTTAGTATCAGCTGCTAGACTACCTAGTAAAAAAGAATTATTAGACCCAGATGACACAGCAGGCGTTGAGTATGGTACATCCGCAAAGAAAGATGACACACGTGGAGCGGCTAAGAGAACAGGTACAGACGCTCTTAAAATCAATATCAACACCGGTGGCGGTGGAGAAGGTTCTGGAGGACTAAATGTATAAGGCTAAGGCTAGATACTCTCAGCTTATGTCAGGTAGAACTCAGTTTCTAGACATGGCTGTAGAGTGTTCTGAACTTACCTTACCTTATCTAGTCACTCAAGATGACAACTACAAAGGCAAAAGAACTCTACTCCAACCCTACCAGTCAGTAGGAGCTAAGGCAGTGGTAACACTTGCAGCAAAACTTATGCTAGCAATACTACCACCACAGACAGCCTTCTTCAAGCTACAGGTAAGAGATGATAAACTAGGCCAGACGCTAGATCCTATGATGCGTAGTGAGTTAGACCTATCTTTCTCTAAGATTGAGAGACTGATTATGGACTACATAGCTGCATCAAGTGACCGTGTGGTCGTACACCAAGCCTTGAAACACCTGATCGTATCGGGCAATGCCTTGATATTCATGGGCAAGGATGGTTTGAAACACTATCCTCTACAACGATACGTAGTAGAAAGAGATGGTAACGGTAATGTTATAGAAATCATTACTAAAGAATTAGTAAGTCGTAAGGTTTTGGGTCTAGCACCCCCTCCTAACGATAAGCCAAACGGCGAATATGGTGCTACAGAAGACGACGCTGAGGTATACACCTGTGTTAAGATGGACGAGAGCAGCGGTAACTGGAGATGGCATCAAGAAGTGGATGGAATGATCCTAGAAGGTAGCCAAAGTACAGCACCGAAGAACGCCTCGCCATGGTTAGTGCTTCGATTCAATACAGTAGACGGAGAAGATTACGGACGTGGTAGAGTAGAAGAGTTCATTGGGGATCTAAGGAGCCTCGATGGTTTGTCTCAAGCTCTCGTAGAAGGTGCGAGTGTTGCAAGTAAAGTTGTATTTCTTGTATCACCATCTGCTACAACTAAGCCCGGAACACTTGCCAAAGCTGGCAACGGAGCTATCA